CTTTTTATTTGCCATTTTTTTTGTTTTATTCTGTTACTATATATGTTAGTGTTGCGCTTTCTGTTATTAAATAATCTCCATTCTCTGCTAATATCTCAAATAAAGGAGTTGGCGTACAATCAACTAGAGACTTATATATTTGTCCCCAATTAATAGTGTTATCACAAACACCAACACCCCACCAAGTAGAGTCATATATTTTTCCGTAATTTGCCATTACTTATTTGTTTTATATTCTACAGTTATATTTCCTGTATTTGTTTGTACCCAATTCATATTTAAAAACTTTTTAAGTTTAACTATATTTTTACTTTTCGGTTTATATATCACAGCACCCATCCGTTAAAGGTAGCATCTGAGTCTGGATATACATCGCCTCCTGTGTTTTGACTATATTCAGGAAATAAATTACTATTACTTCCCATATAATCTAAAAATCTGTTTGTATAATACTCTGCGGTATTTCTCGCTTTCTGTACTATAAAATCTACTTCAGTTTTGCTTACTGTTTCAGCATTTTCTGAAGTGTGTTTAAACATTCCTCCATTTTTTATTTGATAAGCTGCGTAAGGTATATACTCTGCCTGTGCGTACCATATTAACATTGGCTGGACATATTCGTTTACTAATGTTAAATAGTTTCCTGCTAAACCAGCACCAGAAATATCAGCACCTATCTTATCATATAACTTAGTTCCAAGGTAATTTTGTATTTCAATCTCTTGCGCTACCTTCACAAATTGGATAAATTTATCAGTATCAACATTACCATCAATGATAGAGTTTTTTACTAAGTCCGTTCTTGTTATAAATAATACTGTCGCCATAATTACCTCTTTAAATTACCATAAGTGAAACCCATTTTATTCCAATACGCTGCAGTATATCCCTCATAAGTCATATTTCTAGGAGCTATAGAAACCTTTTTGTTATTTTTTTTTGGTTTAAAACCTGCTCCTATAGCTTTATTAGTTGAAACACTTTTACCTAAACTTTTATTGCCATCTTTTCTTAAAAATATCTTACGAGTCCACCTATGAAAACACCTAGCTCCGCCTTTATAAAGCCAAATGCTATAGGTTGCTGCGCCACCTTTTCCAAACCCTGCATTAACTGCTATTCTATCCATAGCTATTATATCTTCTTTTCTAAAAACTTTTTTAGCTCGCATCATTTTCTTGCAAAACTCTCTTGATGAATCTGCTTTTCCGGGTGCTTTAGTGTACATATATCTAACTAAATATGTATATCCTAGTGCTTTTGCAGATTTTGTTTTACCGTCTTGAACACTATCTCTATAAGGAGTTGCTTTGCCTACTCTTGCTAATTTTACCTCGTTGTTTAGTTGATTAATGTTTTCGTTTAATTCATCGTCTAAATCATAGTCAACCTCGTGTTCATCTATTAAGTCATATTCTTTTAATATGTCTTCTTCGTTTTCTCCTAAGTTTATAAACTTGTCAAGCTCTGTAGCTTCTTTATGATCTTTACACGGCATAAACCAAGTCATCCCATTTTCTTCGTGTTCGTGATAACCTTCACAATCTAACTCTTTAGCTTTTTCAATAGCTTCTTCTTTAGTAGAATATACTTCTTGTCCATCTATCTTTTTTAATTTGACTCCTGTTTCTTCTTCTCTTGTTTCAGCATCCATAACATTTGTTAAGTCTGTAAATTCAAGTGGCTGAAGCGTTTTAAAGTACAAATGCAAAGAGATATTATTATAAGCAAGGATTTTATCAAAGGCAGTAATTAAAAGCGTCTGAAAGGGACGTATTACCATATTGTCCATTAAGATACTTGCTGTCTTTAATTCGTCTGCATTACTACCAAATCCTGAATTGTCTTTTACACCTAATAACATAGGGCTTACAACTCTATGAGCTACCATAATTTTTTTAGAACTTTCATCACTTAAAAACTGATATTGATTGTGAGCATCACTTAATTGAATAGGATCAATAGTTGCAGCGGTACTTGCATCATCATTAAAAGCTAAAATAAATTTACCAGCATTGCTACTCCCAGAGAACTTTTGGTATATTCTTTGCTCTATCATCTCTCTTTCTTCAGGAGAAGGAGTTCCGTTATTCATATTAATTAACATACTAGGAGCAAGTCCGTTAAGAATGTTGTTTAAGTGATAATTTGAAATTTCTTGTTCAAGCTCACAATATTGAGTTCCTCCTTCGTAATCTGGTGGACTATAATATTTGTAACCTGCTCTATAAGGCTTAACATAAAGTATTTCTAGCCCTTCGTTTGACATTCCAAATGCAGGTATTCTTCTTAGTTTTTTGCTTCGTTTGTATTTACTCCAATCATTAAAATAAAAATAAGCTGGTATTTCTCCTTTCTCATTGCATTTCTCAGCTCTTAGTGTTTCAACAGGTATATGTTCTAGCTTTACAATTCTTGATCTGTCTTTAGAATAAATAACTTGTATTGCACATTGTCCCATTAATTTTAAGTCAGAACATAGTCTTCTTACTACTTCATCTTTAAATAATGTAATCATCATAGCGTATTGCTCTGGGCGTCTATGTGAATCTGTAGCATCTAAGCCTTTACCGTAAATCATTTCTGAAATACCATTAATAATAGCCATATTAGTTGGTGAGCCATTATATCTGTCGATTAGGTATTGGAAATAGTTATTGTCTGAGCCAAACTCTATCCAGTCAGTACCAGCTTTCTCTTTTACTTGTGGAGATGTATAGGTACTTAAATTAACAATACTTAATTGTGTCTTATTTTTCATATTATAATATAATCATTATCGTAAGCATCTGTACCAGTTGGAACTGTATAAGCTCCCTCGTTAACTGAATAATAATCATTGTTTGTTTGATTAATTGTTTGATCTGTACAGAAAATCTTGTCTTTATAAATAACACTTGTTCCCTCTTTGACTGTTAAGTCGTAAAATCTTCCCTCTACTAATACTGGGCTAAGTGCTTTAGATATTACTAGATAGTTTTTATCGGTTGTTGTTGTAATACTTGAATAAGTTGTTGAGGTGTTTGTTGAGTCGTCTCTTACTATCATACTAACAGTTCCTCCATAATTTCTAGGAATTATATTAATCGTTTGTGCTGATGCCGTTGTAGTCAAGTGTATCATACTTATATAACGCACTATCTTTAAATTTTGTACATAAAAAAAGGTGGTAATTAAACCACCCTTCTTACTAAACAAAAAATTTACTCTATTATGAAAACTGATAAAGTTCTAATAAAGATATAAAAAAAAGGGATACGATTTACATACCCCTTAATTTTTTTTGATAACAAAGTTAAATCCTATTAGTTAGGAGTTATTTGTGAGCCTTGAGTAGCACCAGTAACAACTGTTGAAACTGTAAAGTCTGGAGCTGCTATTTCTTGTGCAACAAATGTTAATGAGTAACCATTTAAGTCTCCCATTGCTGCCCCGTTAGAAAAAGTTCCTGTCGTTAATTCACAACCATTAACCTTACCCATTAAATAGTAAGAGCTACCTGCTTCGCCACTATAAGCTTCAACCCAAATATGTGGACGAGCAATAGCAAGAAGTCTTATTTCTTCCTGAGTGTGTCTATCTTGGAATGTAAAGTTTAAAGTTAACGTACTTTCATAAAATGTAGTACCATTATCTCTTGAACTTGTTACAGTAGTTTCCATTGTTGAATTACCTTTGAGATCAAACTGATATAAAGTAGGGCTACCTGCAATAGCTGAAATTTCAAAATCAGCGATAGTAATTGCGCCTAAAGTACCGAAATCTGCAAAGTAAACTGACTTCAAGCCACCTACTCCTGATTTACAAGGAACTTTTCTACCTTTAGTTAATAAACAAGCCATATTATATAGTTATTATAAAAAGGGTAGGGTTAACTACCCCTCTTAGATTAGTTATTAAGAATAGTAAACGATATCTGCTCCTATTCCGATTTGACATCCTGCAGTATATCTCATAATTACTCTTACATTTTGAGATCCGTCTTTATCTGCCATATCAATAAATCTTACTTCATTAATATCTGAAGTTAAACCAGTTCCAAAGAAAAGGTTGCTCTTATAAGTAAGAATCATTTTGTTATTACCCATTCCGTTACAAACAAATACTGGAATACCTTCAAAAGTTAATTGCGCTCCGTTAGAATACCAAGAAGTACCTTGACTATTGATACCCGCAGCACCTAAACCTGCTGTTCCAAAACCGCCTAAAGCTCTAATATAAGCTCTAGCTACATTTGTTGAAACATAAAGAGTTAAGTCAGATTTCTGTAATGTTGCTTTATTAGCAGCATCTACTACTTTACCCATTTCGTCAATTACATTTGCAGCATCAACCGCAGCAGCAGCTACGTCAACTACTGTTGCA